TATTTGCCCTAATAAACCCAGAGTAGTTTGTGGTTAGAAATTTTCTTTCCCATATTTCATAGAAAAATTTAATTTCTTCTTTATTTGCATACGCAATACCTTCTGACGGATATTCAATAGCGTTTACATTAATAATGTTTGTCGTTGCCTGACTATCTATAGGTGGTTGGGATACAGGTGGATTAAATTTTTGAGTTAATCCTCTCATGTATTCCTCAACAAACTCAACCTCTGGCCATTTTTCGTACAAATAACCTTTGGTTAAATCAACAACAGATGGGTCTGCAATATATTTTAACTGAAATCTACCCTTCTTATCTTCAGGAGTTTCCACAAAAAATTGAGGCCAAGGATACACAGGTGTTTGACCGTTAACTAACCCTTGATTAGAACTTTGAGCGGGTTGACTTATTTTAACATTACCTTCAGTCTCTGTACCTTGAGCTGAAGATGGATTGTCTAAAATCGCAAGTTGTCTTATAGGATCATATTTTACGTTCCAAGCTTTAGTGTGTACCTCATCAAGTAATCGAATAAAACCTTCGGCCGAAGCCATAATTACCGCACATATATTTCTAACGGTCGGATTAAATCCTACTTTTTCTTCTATTTTTTTCGCCAACTCGCTCGTTAACGCGGTTTCAGCTTCTGATAGTTTTTGATTTGCTTGAGTTTCCATATTAGATAATAAATCTTGAAACTCTTCAAAATTATAAAGTGGTGGATTAACAAGATATCCAAATAAACTTTCAAATTTAGTATCGACACTACTTTTTTCAAAAGACGGTTTTAAAGCCATTTGTAAACTCAACTGCATTGACTTAGTATCCGCAGTTGTTGGTAATAATTTACCTGTTTGAGATGTTGTTGTTTTTTCTAAGTTTATGTCAGTTAAAGCAACTTGTTTAAGCATAGTATTAAAAGTAATACTATTTTTAATAGGTGTTTTACCAGATTTACCTAAAGTTGGATTTTCTGCTAAAAAACTATTATACTCAATAGTATACGCACTTAAAAAACTAATTGCTTCCGCTTTTTTTGTTGGATTACTAATAAATTCTTGTTTAAAGTTATAAACTTCTTGTCCTGTCCCTTTTAGTATGATTGGTTTTGGGTTTAAATACGTGTTAAACCAAGAGTCTCTATCACCATAAACTGAGTTGTAGTAATTTTTTAAAGTCTCTTTATATGTTCTAATGTTTGTTAATGGTTCAACATCTGCTTTGGTATATTTATCCGCAATTGAATTTTCAAAAGTTAAAAGTTTAGTCATTAATTGAGCAAGCGTAAATTCAGGAAAGTCAGGACTAATTAGTCCTTTAGCCTTATATTCACTATAAACTTCAATTATTTTTTGATATCCTCTTTCTGTAACTAATTCTGTTGTTATATTTTCTGTTGATATTGACGATTCTCTTGAAACTACGTCACTTTTTGATTGAGATTCAATAGATTTGTTTGTTCCTCCTTCAGGTGATGTTGGAGATTTTGAAATATCAAATCTAGTACTGTACATGTGTGGTGCCGCAAGTAAGTTACCCATTGACACCTCATTTAAAATATTAAACTTATAACCAACAAATTCTAACTCAATTGAGTAGTTACCGCTATAACTATTAAATCTAGCATTAAATGTTTTTAAATTTAATTGGTATCTGATGGCTTGACCATAATACCCTTTTAGGGTTAAATAAAATGGACAATACGGTAAATTAAAAAATGCCGAATATGGTGAATTGTCTCCAAGTTGGAATAAAGCTCTTCCTTGAATATCTTCAAGAGACATTGATACTGATGGAACGAAAGAAGTATTTGTTTTTATATTAATACTTGTAATTCCCAATAACCCATTATCGGTTGCTTTGCCACCTGGGTCGGTTATTGTCATTTTTGCATAAGGTTTTGTACCGTTTTTTGGGTCAATAATCTGCTCTTGCATTTGATTCACCCCTAAACCATTCTTTGCGTTTTTACCAGTTAATTCATCATAATAACCCGTCGTTAAAGATTTTTCTTCAGTAGGTCTCAAAAAATTCATTTTAGCAACTGAAATAGTTCTAATTCTATCTTCAGGACTACCCCCTACCGATAGTTTAGTTCTTGGTACAACTTCAGCCTCAAGATTAGCATACATCACTAAATTTTCGTGGTCAACTAATCTTTCACGAATATTTCCAAGGGCATCAATAGTTTTATTAGGGTCAACTATAATAATATTATTATAATCAAACTCTACTAAAATATTTCCACTATTGTCTCCTTGTACATTACCTGCCATAATAATAAAAATAATTATCTAATGATGCTTTATAGTCTTGTAATGAAGGTAATAACGGAAAAGGAATAATCAATACCGCACCATCATATATATAATTTTCCAACCCACCAAATTCAGGATTTGCTTGCAAAATTAACCAACCAAAGTATGGTGAATTATAAAATTCTTGAGACACCACATCCAATCTACTTCTACCAACTTTATATATAAAAGTTTTGTCTGTTGTTTTTTGAGGTAATTGCACAAAAGGAACCACGGTTTGTTCACCGTTAATTAAAAAATCACTATATCTATTCCAATATTGGTATGCCATTAGTTAAGTTTTGCTTTAGATATAAATACCTCTGCAGGTTTTTCGTCATTCCATGTTTTATTTTTTGTGTTTTGGTTTTCAACCCAACCTAAACCTTTTATTAAATCTTTTTGAGCATTTGTATTCGCGTTTTCAGTATCATATTCAAAGTTTCTTTTTTTCTTAAGTGTGAATGGAGTATAAATTAAAAAATCTTTTAATCTTTCTTTTTCCATGTAATTTATAAACTCTTTAGTAATAGTATTTTCATCAATAAATAATGGTTTTGCTATCTTATCCCAATATGCATCAAAAACTTCACCAATATTATCCGCACCATTACCAATCAATCCTTCGTTTTTAATTGTATTACCAATTAACGCATTTTTAAATGTTTCATATTTTTTAGTGTCGGTAACATCATCAGAAACAATCATATATACTCTCCTAAAAACATTATTATCAAATGTCGACCCAGGGCTTAAACTAATATAGTCTTGATTAACACTAAAAGGTTCGAATACTTCTTCACCTGAAGGTAATTTCTAAAGTTCCTGTATACGATTTACCGTTGTATGTAAAAGTATTTGCACTCCATACAATTTTATTAAATTCAGTAATTCCACTATTAATTTTTTTAACATCATTTTCAAGTTCAACTAAAGTATTTGTTGCTGGTGCCGAACTAGCGTCAACTTCTGTGGTTGGGTATAAGATGTATGAAAATACCTGTCCATTACTTTGTTGGTATCCATCAGTTCCTGTATTAGGGATTGCACTATATGTTATTGTGTTAATTCTTCCAATATATCCCATATAATTTTGTTGTACCGCAACCATACCATTTGTGATATTAGTTACCGCACTTTGAAATGAACTTCTTTTATTTTTAACAAAATTTGAATAGTTTTCTTTAACTTGTCTTATAAGTTTATTTGAAAACCTTTTAGATTTATCTGAAATAAATTGAATGAACGCCTCATCATCATTCTTAATATCTTTAACAAGTTGACCAAATATCTCATCAGTTCTTTTTTCTAAATTGTAAGACTTACCAAACAGAGTAGTTCCTGAAGTTTTTGTAATTAAAAAATTACCCTCAGTATATACTCGTTCCATCATCCATTGTTGACGAACGGCATTATTATATTGGTTAACCGTTTCTCTATTTTTATTAACAACATTTGTAAAATATGATTGAGTTTCTGTTACAACCTTATCCATAAAAATACTATAATTAATTGTACCTGTTTGACCTGTCTCGGTTATGACATTACTTGTTACAGTACCAATTGGTTTGTTATTGTTTTGGCCATTATTTGGTGTTGTTTGATTAAGTGTTGGAGGTGCAACATTACTTGGTGCTAATTTTAAAAATTCAGCATCAATAACTTTATAACTTAAATCAGTAGAATCAGCTCTATCATCATAAATTTCTGTGTTGGCATAATAATTGAATGTTAATGCGTTTTGCAATTTGTCAACAGATTCTTTTAATCCACTACCACCTACAAAGTTAAACCCTAATGTAATGTTTGCAATCATAGGTTGAACACCAATACCTTCTGGGTTAATATCCAAATTTTCATACTGGATACCCAAACTTGTTGGGATTATTTTTGTGTTATAAAAATCACCAACTCTTAATATTAAAACAGGTGGTGCACCAAACGAAGTATTTGTTGCGTCATTATAAACAGGTGTTGCAGCACCATTAATAGTTTTGATTGTCGGTATTGTATCACCAGGCCTCATGCATTGTTGTAAAAAAGTTAACCTTGAGTTAAGCCCTTCAGGAGTAATTGAGTGGAAAGCTGGTTGGAAGAATTTTAATTTATCTCTAAGGTTATCGTAAACCATTGGAGTTTCTTCTTTAATTGTTTCAAAATAATCACACTCGGATAATAAAGAACGTAAAACTCTCTTACTTATATTGTCTTTATCAATATACTTAGGTTCAATCGGAGGGGTTGTAACTGTCTTTGGAACATCATTAGGTACATTTTCAGTTGTTACTTTTGCTGGAGGTACTACTTTAGGCGCCTTTAATGTTGATTGTATGTTAGAGATATACGCTCTCCTACAAGCCATTGCCCTTGTTGTATAAACTTCTTTATTTTGTACAGTACTGTTACTGTTTCTACCATCATTATCACCACAAGAAACACTACTTCCTGGTACGAAAGTTTTAGTTTTGTCATCAAATTTCATTACTTGGGTATTCTCACCACGACCTTCACCAATTTTAACAATTAAATTTGTTCCGACATATTTTGTCATTTTACTATTACCTGTAATGAATATTGCCGCAGAATTAATTCTTTTTGCAGATAAAATATTATTATATGCCTGTGTTGCTGCGGGTGAAGTACTACTATCAATTGTAATTGTTACAACACCTTCTATCTTACCTTCAGAGTTAGCGTTACTTATAAATTCTTTTTCTAACGTATCAATTAGACCATCAAGTTTTTGTTTATTAGATATAACCACACTATCAAAAAACGAACTTGTTTGAGCTGAAGTTGTTTTTGATTGATATTCTGGTCTTTGTCCAATATAGTTATCATATAATGGAGTGAACGGTTGATTAAATTCTAATGGTCTGTTATTATCAAAATAAAAACCTACATTTTCAAAAGTTTTAAGTGTTGATTCAGGAGCACCACCAGTTCCCGTATCACTAGATAAATCAGGAGTTGTTTTAACCGTATTAATTGCAAACTCTAATTGTTCTTTTGATAGTTCTTTTGATGAAATTGCTTGTTGTATATCAAATAAATCGTTAGGTGATATTGTGTAATATTTTTTTGCAAGCTCATATAAATCATATTTTCTACATCCCGCAAAAAATGATTCTAAAATACTATCAACCCTAACCTTATTTGTTTCGTTAGCCAAAACTTTATTAACGATAACATTTAAAACTGATGGATGGTCAACCACTATTTTCCAAGTTAAACTACCTGTTCTAGTAGTATTCTTGTAAGTATATATTGGCTCTGGTCTACCTATAAATTCATTAGGTTGCCAATTCGCTTGCACGGTTTCATTAAATGTTAATCCGTATGGTGGGAACCACATAACTCTACCTCCATTTGGGCCTCTTTCACAAACAGGCAAATCCGCAACTGAAAATCCTGGAGTATTTGAAGTCGCCCATGCCAAATTTTCAATTGAAAACATATATTTTTTGGCATAAGCATTATTATATGTTCCAATCAAATTGGTTGAATCTTGACCACCTTCTTGTTTGTTTGGAGCAATGTTAAGATTATATGTCTTATCTAAAACCGAATACGAAAATCTTCTACCTTCAGTAACAATTCCATCTGTTTTTTGTAGGTCATTATATTGAAGATATGGTACGTCTTTAGTAAAAACTCTACAATATTCAGTTCCAACTTCTTGTCCAATAGCTCCTGTATATTGTATAACCTTTGAACCTTTGGTTAATTCTTTGTAACCATCATGGAATATTTTACTAACTTGGTCTATTGCATTACCAACGTGTTGTAATCTTTTACCCCCTTCAGGTTGGCTATTAATAATTCTTTGAGTGTCATCAAGGATTGAACCTTCTTTAAAGGTTCTTTCTGTAGATTCGGTTGTATTATATGATGAAGGTTTAAAGTCTTCATCTTGGTCTAATATAACCCCACCTACACCTACTTTCTTACCCGCATTTCCTTTGTATTTTGGAGACACCCAAGTGAATCCACCTTCAATACCACCACCATTACTATATGTTGGGCCATTAGCACCTAAACGAATTTCCTTACTTGGACCTTCATATAACTGTGCCAACTCATGTGGTCCAAATACAGGTGATTGTTGTTCATTACCAAACGCGTCTACGGGTAAAGCTCTACTTGGTGAGAATACTCTTGATGGGTCTGACGTTGTTGAACCAATATAAAAATTAGCATTGTTTGTTTCGGTCCCTACAATCGCACCTCCTAATCTGTCAAGTAATGTTCTATCGTAATTTGGTTTGTATCTATTGTAGTTAATATTTTTCCACAATATAGATTTTTGTCCAGGACCTGTATTGTTGTAGAATATTTGTGAACCAGTCTTACCCGCACCTAAAAGTTTACTTGTTAAATTACCTAAAGCGGCAAGTGGATTTGCCAATAAAGCTTGTCCAATTGTTGTTGGTTGACCTGGATTAATATTTGGGTCAAAATATGAACCAGGTATTAATGAAAAAGGTACAAGACTACCACCTAATCTAAGTCCAAAATCAGCAGCGGCAGTTATAGGATTGGCAGGAACGGTGATTTGATAATTAGGTTCAATTAACGGAACTCTACCCGTTAGAATATTAACAACATTGGTACTACTATTAATATTTAAAAAGTTGGCACGGCCAATAGTTTCTCTAACAATCGCTCTACCAATTCTTTCTTCAAATTCTCTTTTAAGTGTTCTTGCACCTAAACGAGCAATAAACGAATCTTGACTTAGTAATCCATTACTACCTGTTGGGTCGGGGCTTAATAAAATAGATAATGGACTATACGATGAAGGATTAAAAATTGTTGGATAAGGTTGATTATTATATAACTGTCTTATTCCACCAGGTATTGAACTTGATATTGTATCTGGTGTTGTAATATAAACACCAGCATCATATTGTTCTAATCCTCCATTACCAAAAGCGTTAACCGCCAAATACGGTCCAGTAATACCATTAAAACCTTTTTGAGCGGCAATCTTAGCTTGGTCAATAATATGCGCATCTTGTTGACCAGGACCATATTCACCTTTATTTGATACAGTATTTAAGTTTCCACTAATATCAGGTACTAATTGGTAACCTCCGTCGTTACCCCACCTATTAAGCGGATATTGTTTATCCGCATAAAAAGTTGTATCAATAAGACCATCAGGACTATCGACCACTGAAAAATCGGATTGAATTACTTCGTAAGTTGTCGGAGGCGTAACTTTAGTAGGGGACTTAGCATAAGGTACTAAATTCCTTGTAATTAGTTTTTTTCTAAAACCTTCTGTGTTTATATAATCTAATGGACTACCCATTTATACTTTTATTAATAAATAGGTTGATGGTGTTTTTTTGTTAGACATTTATCTTCTTTCTAACTCTTTTGCCTTTTGATTGTAATATTCGTAAATCTTTTTTTTGAATTCGTCTGATTCAAAAAATGTTTTAAATTGTTGCTCACTAACACCCGCAGGTGCATCGACTTTAATTGTAATTGTACCTCCAAAATCAACTTGGGAGTTAATATTAGTTGTTTTTGTTTTTGTGTCCATAGGTGTTGGAGTACTACCTTTACCAAAAACAGAACTTCTGGATAATGGTTCTGATTTTTGTGTTCCTGTTATTGCAGAAGTTTTACTTGTTGTTTCTGGAGGTCTTCCAATACCTGTTAAAATTTCTGAAGTATATTTTTTAAATTCTTTTTCAATTGCACTACTACCAGTAACTTTTTTATTACTTTCTTCTAAAATATCTTTTAAAGCCTCCATACCTTTTTCTCCATACGAACTTGCTTTACTTTTAATCCCGTCTTGAAGTTTTTCTAGTTTAGTTGCAAAATCCGCACTACTAATCTTACCCGTATCTTTTTGTAGGAAAAGCTCTCCCATTTTACTCACAGCACTGTTAACACTTTTTGTTATTTCAGCACTTTCAGGTACATTTTTATCAACGGCACCTGTAACTGCTCTGGTTATTCTGTCAGCTCCTAATACGTTACCTCTAACAACCGCAGAACCAGCAATACCAAAAGTTCCTTTTGCAATATTAGCGTCTAAAGATTTTTGAATATTTTTTAAAACATCTAATTGGTTAATTTGTATATCTTCTAAAGTTTTTGGGGCTTTTTCTTGTTGTTCTCTTAACTTTGTAAGTTCTTCTTGGGTAATATCACCTAATTTTTTTTGTTCTACTTTACCAGTTTCATCATCTTTAAGTTGGACAACATACTCATTATCTTTCATTGTTGCCATATTAGCCAAAAACTGCTTATCTTCTTCGTTTTTAAAATTTAAAGATGGGCTAATAGCCGAAAGTCTTTTATCTAAATCGGCGGCTGCTAATGCGGTTTTTGCAAGTTCTTTACTACTAATACCAGTAACTTCCGACATTTCTTTTAACATTAAGATACCTTGAGGGTTTATCTTAAATGATTTTGTTTTTTCGTCAAATTCAGTGTATTGTTTTGTCGCTTTAATAATACTATCTTGTAACGCACCTGGGTCATTAATTGAATCGTTCATTAATTTAAATGGGTCAACTAATCCACCAATATTTACTCCCAACCTTTGAAATCCTGCCGCAGCCTCAATAGCACCTTCAGGTGACATAACTTTATCTGCGAAATTAGCGGTATTTTGCATATCAAACCTCAACATTGAAGCTTGGGCTGCCATTTTTGTCAATCCTTGAACACCATCACTAAAGTTGAATCTATTCATCAACTCCATGTTACCAGTAACGTCTTTCATTACTGTTTTGGCATTAAGACCAACACTTTGAACATATTCTATTGAGTTTTCTAAATTTGGACCAATTTGAGATGTTTCATACCCAACTTGAGCAAAAGTTTCAACTAAAGTTTTAGAATCTGTATTAAGAATTGTTGACGCGGCATATAATTTACTAACTTGTTCTTCTGTTGCGATAACATTTCTCCTCGCACCATCAGCAATTCCAATCATTGTTCGACTAACCTCAGAAATATCACCACCTAAACGAATAACACCTGCTGCCGCTCTTGAGACAGCATCATTCATTTCATCTAATCTAGTCCTACCTTGTAAGAACGCATTGTTTAACTTGTCCGCCTCATCGTACATGCTACCAATGGCGTCCAAGATATTTTCCATTGGACTTCCTAATTTTTTAAAACTTTCTTCAAGGTCTTTAAGACTACCTTTATCTTCTGGATTAAAATCTGCCATAATTTAGAATTACTTTTATATATAAATAGAAGAAGGACTAAAATTTAGTCCTTCCTATTTTCTTCAATCCATTTATCCAATAAATATTTTCTAACAAATATCGGCATTTGAATAAAATCTTGATATGTTATTTTCATTAAGTTATTCAGATAGTAAAATTCATCTATCTGACTTTTCCTATAATTAGAAGAAAGGACGAAAAAATTCGACCCCGAAACCAACATTTACTGTTAGTTTTTCTCCTGACGGGGTCGTAATAATTTTAGTCATATCCAATCTTGGTTCATTTTCATTCATGAAACTTCTAATAAATTTTGAATCAGCGATTGGCATTGATTCAACAAATTTTGCAATAATCGCTTTATCGGTTGAACCATCAACCTCAATAATTTCTTTTTGCATTCTCCAAGTAATTTTTGGAACAACCCTTCCTTGAGGATATGTGTCCGCCATTTTACTAATCTCCAAAATCTCACCATAAGTTAATGGTTTAAGTTTAATTGTTGATTGTGTTTTTGGTAAATTAATTATAAAACTTCCGTCTTCATTTGGTTGTTGACCATTAACAATTGATAATTGATCTAACATAACATTTGTTTGAAACTGTTTTTTAGTTCCAGGGTCAGTAAGATTTAATGTCATTTCAGGACCAAACCCTGTGTTTCTTAGGAAAATTAAGATAGCCTCAACATCACCCTCAATAAGGTCTTCAACCCTCATATCTGGTTCGTATATTTTTGCCCTTAACAAATTAAGGGTTAAATCACTTCCACCCGCCATTATAATATTTTCATCCGCAGCAGTTAAATAACCAACCTTAATTGATTTTTTTCTGTTTTTGTAAAAAATACCTTGAGATGGTAATGGTACCACGTCGTGTGGTAATGTAAAATTTTGTTGACCGTAGTCGTTTGATTGTGTGTCCATATAAAAAAATTAACCGTAAAGTTTATCGCTTTACGGTTAAATATAATTAGGTTTGAAAATTTGTAAATAGTATTAGTAAACTAACACACATCTGTCCATTCTTAATGTTGCAGATATTGTTGCTAATCCATCAGTATTGTATGCTAACGAATCAAAGTTAACATCGGTTAAGAATGTTCCATAAAGAATCCATTTCTCAACAACAACTCCTGTTGGGTCCAACATTTCAAGGTCGATGTCTTTTTTGTAACCCGCAGCATAACCCATACGACCTGTTACTGATTCAGCATGTAAACGAACCCACTCCATAAGAGCTTGAGCTGCTGATGGTCCAATAGGGTCACGAAACTTAACTGGAATTGTTTGCCAGTTGAATCTACCTGCAACGTAAGTAGATGTGTTTAAGAACGGTATTTCTGTTGCAACAATTGTAATGTGTGGTCTAGCCGTTGACTCTACAAACCATTCGTTAATACCCAAACTTGATGGAAACCTTAGGATAAAACGATTTTGACGTTTAGGTTCGTAAGGTATCGGCATTTTCATTAATAAATCAGCCATGTTATTTTATTTTTTTTTAATTTCTTTGTTGTTTATATCTATAAATATAGTCTTGTTAAAAAATTTTTCTCTTTACTTTTTTTTCTGTGAGATTATTCTTTATTTATATTCCTTTTTAATGCCTCCAGCAGTAGAATAAGTCTTAACTATATTATCTGGTTTATTTTTAAAATGCTTACTCATTACTTCTACGTTTCTTATATCATCATCTGAAAATCCTATACTAGGTTCCATTGGAATAAAGTTATTAGATATTTCATTTTTTATATATGCTTTTTTATTAAGTATGCCAGCAATTCCTTTTATATAGGAAACAAATTCATCCATCGCTTTAACTTTTAATTCTTCAGGATTGGCAGCACTTCCTTCTCCAAACGTAACTGGATGGTATTTATTGAGTTCTAAATATGATTTAATTAAATCATCATCACTCATATCTTCTTCACCAACAAAGGTCCTATATTTTTTAAGGTTTTTAATTAGTTGGTCTTTGTCTATACCATTATATCCACTAACAATGTAATTGTAAACGGCTTGTTTTAATGTTTCGGGTTTGTGACCTCTTGCAGTAACAATTGAAAATATTGAACCGTTATTGATTGCTTCTCTAAAGTCTCCAAATGCAGGACCTTCTTTAGCCCTCATAGCATCAATTAAAAAATCTTTGTCTCCCGCAGTTTTAAAATTTCTAAAAGCTTCGTTAGATAAACCAACAATAGTTTCACCTTTATATTCAAAAGGTTTTTTACCTAAATCATGTCTGTATTCCGCAAAGTCATCAGTACTCATACCAATTTCATCACCGTCTTTAGTCTTTAACATTATCTTTGTTGGCATATGAACAATGTTATCGTCCCAATCAAACGCATAATATTTCATGTCTGGAGTCCCTTCTCCTTTAAATCCTTCTTTAATTTGTTTTTTCATACTTTGGCAATTAAAGGGGATACCGAAGTATCCCCGTTAAATTTATTAGATATTTTCAAACGAAGCTCCTGTTGGAGTGATGAAGAACTCAATGTCGATGAATTCTAACGCCTTCGTTGGTTTTAAGTAGATTTTACCTACAAGTCTGTTAGCGTCTAAATCTTCAGGTGTTGAAGATACAGTTACACGGAAATCGTATAAACCTCTATCTCTTCTGATTGAATCTAAGATAGGGTTAACACTATCCAAGAATTGTTGTCTAACTACTTGGTCATTTTGTTCAAACAATAATCTAATTGCTACTGCTGAAATTAACTTACGAGCTTGAAGTAATAATCTTCTTACGTTCAATCTGTTAAGTGCGGTGTCCGCAACTTGTAATGTTTTATTACCCCAAATTACTGTTCCAACATCAGAGAAAGTTGCAATTGGGTTGATTCTACCTTGATACAATGTATCTCTATCTGTTTGTGTAAGTTTTTGTCTAGCTTTGATTGAATTAACAAGACCTCTTGTGTAACCCGCTGATGCGAACCAAGGGAATGAAATGTTATCTGTCAATGCTAAGTTTCTACAAACCTCACCAGTTGGTGGTAAGTAAATTTGTGTATTATTTACTGTGTCTCTTGTTAAAATCCAAGGATAGTAAGTTGCGGTATAGTTAGAATCAATTCCTGTGTTATCCAAGTTATCAACCGCTTCTTGTGAGTAGATAATGTCTTGAGGATTTGTTGAGTCAGGAGTAAACATTTGGTAGTCAGGAGTTGTAGCGATATAAACCGAGTCAGCTCTTGAGAATTGTACCATGTCAATTGCTTCTTCTACTAAGTTTGAGTTATTAACATAATCAATTGATGTTGTTGCAAAAACGTTAATGTTTGTAGATTCAGGATTTGAGAATGTTAAAATACCGAGTAAATAAGCGTAATAGTCTGTATTAGCAAAATCTTGAGTATTGTTTTGTATAACAATTCTTTTAAATATACCTTCACCTGTTGCTGTTGGGTATCTTGAAGATGGAGACGCTCCTGCTAAGTAACCTGCAGCACCTATTTGGAATCTATCTTGGTTAGTTCTCCATTCTCTATAAATGTCCCATCCGTCAAATCCACCTGCAAAACATACAGTATATTTTCTTGAGAAGATGAAGTAGTATGGATTTTCTTGAGTTTCAGGGTCGTTTCTAAATTCAGCAACACCACACTCAAATGCAGTTTCACCACTTGACATTGACGAGATTCCAATTGTAACAACGGTTGCACCTGAGTCCATGTGGAAACCTTTACTAATAACATTCCAACGTTGACCCTCAACCAAAGGATTTGAAATCCAATTTGAAGGATTTTGTTTACCTTTATATGTTAAGAAAGACTCATCAATACCAAATTGACTTGAGAATCCTAAATAACTTCTTCTAACAATATCACCTGCAGATTCAACTGGAGCACCGCCCGCATTTGTACCAAAAGGAGGATTATAAATTACTTCTCCAGGAAAATAGTATTTTGTTTTATATTTCGGATATGGTGAAGGGTAAACATTATA